ATTTCTAACGTAACACTTGAAACGTGGTCTGATAGATCAACGCTATTCAAGGTTACACTAGCGTCTGTTAAAACAAATTTTGCCAATGTAAACTCCTTTCAAACTTAATTTTATAGATAAGTAATGAAGTTAAGTTGTGTGTGTTATTCTATTCCGATTGTTGCGTGTATTGAAAAACTAGGTGTAGTTCCACTAATTGTATAATTTAATCGCCAATAGTCATCTGTAATTGATCCAGCTAAACTTTGAAAATCTGCACCTATTGCAGTTATGTCTGTAAATGTTATTTGATCTGTTGGACTTGTAAAACTAGCGTTGTCATCTGATTGCAATTTGAAAGTAACTGTTGGTGTTGATGTTCCACTAACTGCGTAACAATGTATCGCTACATATATCTTTTCACTAGCACCAACTGCACCTAATTGTATTCCTGATGAATTACCACTACTAGATAAATCACTATCTATTTCTACTTTGCCTTGAACTACTTTATCTGCTGATTGTGATTTAGAAATACTAAATGGTGCAATTTCGCCTATAGCACCAAACATTGAATAACTAAATAACCTGGACTTCATAAAGTATGCTGTATTGCCTACACCTGCGTCTGGAACTGTTGTAACGATTAATTCATTACCTATAGAAGCACCAAGTAATGCGTCTGGTTTTTCTGCACCAGCTTCAAAAAATCCGTCCATTGATAAGCTACTATCTTTAATACCACCCAACATTTGCCTAAAACCACCACTATTAATTACCGTAGCGTCTAATTGTTCAGCTGTTATATCTAAATTTACACTTGTTATGTGGCTTGATAAATCATAACCACCACTAAAAACCTTACCGTCATTAAAAACAAATTTTGCCATTATTTAACTTCTTTTTTCTTTTTTGAATTTTCTTTAATAATAATAGCTTCTATGTGTCCACCCTTTATTAATGACTTAGCAACTTCTTTGTCATCAATATTGATAATGTCGCCTTTTTCTTTGCCTTGTACTTTTTTATTTCCTATAATTTTGTATTTCATTAATTTGTACCTTTTGTTATTACTTGCACTTCTACATTTGCACCGATTGCGTCAATACCATTTACGCTAACATCAGCACTTATGTTTGATACTGATACTGCCCTTGCGTCTGTATCAGTTAATCCTAAAGTTCTATTATTAAATATAGTTTGTCTTATGCTGTTATTACCTTGCCCTGTAATATAGCCGTGCAACTTATCTTGTGCAGTTCTGCTATCAGCACGTTGTACTGCAACTAAAACATCAAATGTATAACGATCAGTTCCCCTTTGCATAGCTAAATCAAATTCAATTTCAGTTGGTACAATAAATGCTGCTGGGAAGTTTAATCCCATATCAGGTACGTTGTCATAACAACGTAATCCAGAAATATTACTTAAAACTGTTTTCATACCATCTGTTATTTCAGCTAATGTAGCCACTATGCAACCCCTAAAACTGTGCCTTTGCGAAATGGTGCTATTAGTCGTGTAATTTCTCTATTTTGTTGAATATTTACTACACCAAAATCCCCAACACCAGCAACACCAAGTGGTGCATTACGCATAGCAAATAATTCACTAGCTAACATTAATGTAGCTTGTTTAATTTGACTTGGTACACTTGGCCAACCCCAATTCGCAGTTATTTCAGCACGTGGTCTATTGCTTGAATAATCCATTGGCCATTCGTTATTGCCATCACTAATAAGTTCAATAATATAATATGGATTTCCTGTAATACCATCAACAATGCCATTTATTGGAAGTACCTGGTATTGATTAGATGATACTGTTATTTCGTATGTGCCATCATCATCATCATCATATTTAACTACAAGTCCTGTAGTTGTTGAAATGTCATCTACACGTAATCGGTATAAATCGTTTACAAAAAACTTTCGTGCAGTAGCTAATCCATCAGCGTAAAAATATCTGCCACAAAAAGCGTCTATTTGACGACTAGCTGCGTTTACTGCGTCATCAATTAAAGTATCATCAGCTGTATCGCTTGTAGGTATGCCAACAAACGTCTTTAATTCATCTTGTGTACAGTAACCATTTGTAATTGCCATAAAGATTACCTACCTTTACGACCTTTACCAGTATTACCTTTCATTTTCTTACTCTGATGTTTTGGCATTAATCCTACTTGTCTTTTTTAACTACTTTTTTTTCAGCTTTAGGTTTCGCACTTTTATTTTCAATGCTACCACCAGCTTCTTTAATAGCTTTTTTAACTTCTTCAGCACGATCTGCTTTGCCATAAATCTCGTAATGTTTTAATTCTTTTTTTAATGCTTCTATTAATTTTTTATCTGCCATAATTTTACTTTCTGTATGCAGTTTGGTGTATCAGTTGCCTGACACACCAAGACTACAATTTTAATTAAAAGGTTGGTGTTACCAATCCTGTTCCACTCATCTTTGAAATACCTAGTGGGTATCTACCAGAAGCAAAAGCGACATATCCATAAACAACTAATTTAGTTGTTAATGAACCTGCGTTTGTTTCCTCAAATTTAAGCTGGAAGATGTTATCTTCAAACAAAATATGGTCATCAGCTTTAACTAAGTAAATTTGATCCTCGTTAGTACCTGCACCAGCGTTTGTTACAACGTTAGCGTCTGTAATAACTGGAATACCTAGTAAGTTTCCAACGACATTACCATATTTAGCTGCTTCGCCTACACCGATTGCATTTTGTGGTGCATTACCTGTAGGTACAACTAATGGTCTGTTTGAACTATCAACACCTGCACAAATGAAACCCCAACGTCTTGGGTGCATAATAAATGCTGTTGGTGGTGCAAATCTGTTGCTGTTGATTTCTTGAACTTGATCTGCAAGTTTAGGATATAATTCGGCAACTGTTGGACTTGCGTCTGTGTAAGTTGTTTCATTAACACCTGAAACTGAAGCAATACCTAGTGGTTGTCCTGATGAACCAGAACCATTAAGCATTAAGTTATCAAGTTTTGTGTAATAAGCTGCTACCAAGTCTTGGAAGATAATGTTTTCCAAGCTGAAACCTGGTTGCCCACCTCTTTCAAGTGCTTGTCTTGAAACATCTTGCTGACCTGCGATTGTATCTACATTAACGGTCAATAAGGTATCGTCCATATTGGTTTCTTGTACAGCTGAATTTTCAGAAGCCTGTTCGGCTGCTGCTGATCCAGTTGTTATTCTTGATATTTCAATTTTGTTACCAAATGCTGGTAATGCTTTTTTAGGAACAGCATTATAAAATGCAGAACCTGCTCTTGCAATAGGTGCGAACTCGTCAATCATATACTGTGGTACGACCAATCCAGTAAATGCACCAGTTCCAACATCTCTAGCTTCAAAATTTTGGTGTTTGTTTAATCTTTCTTGTGCTTTAAAGTCGCCTGATCTAGCAGCGTATGCGTCTGCAATAAAAGAGTGTTGTCCACCCTTTCTATACATATCTGGTTCGCTGACTTCTACAACAGCTTCTTTTTCGCCTAAGTCATCATCTTCAACACCAAGTGCCTTACGGCTTTCTTTTACTGCTTTTAAAGTTTCAGCAGCTTCTCTTGCTTCTTCAATCTTTTCGTTCATAGCTTTGATTTCAGCGTGAAGTTCGTTTGATCTTGCAAATTTCTTGTCAAAATCTTCCCCAGCTTCCATTTCATCAAGTTCTGAAACAAGACCGTCAAGTTCAGCTACTTTTGCTTCTCTAGCTTCAATTAACTTTTTCAATGTTATTTTCCTTGTGTTTATTTCTTATACTTCTGCGTAGAGTGTGGTAGTTAAGTGTGATACACGGCTATAACCACGGCTATACGTCTTTAGCGAATACCGTCCCTTTCAAGTTTCATTTTTAACAAATCAACTTTAGGATTGCTTCGCTTTTTATCAACGTCATTACTTTCAGCAACTTTGTTAATAAAACTTTCTAAAACTTCAGCAGCTTTTTCGCCACTTCTAGCTTCTACTAATTCTTTATGTAGGTTTTCTAATTCAACTCCACGTAGTTTTGCACCTGCCCACGGATTAGCTGGATAAGTTACTACTGATACATCAAATAGTCTTGCTTCGTTCACTTCCCTGTTTTCGCCACTAATATCAAAATTATCTTTAATAGCTGCAAAAGCAAATGACATTTCATTTAAGTCGCCACGTTTCATAGCTGAAGCAACTTCTGCAACTGTTGGGTTTGATGGATCAAGTTCAGCACGTACAAATAAACCATAATCATCTTCTTCTAGTTGTAATGTACCTGATGATGTTCTTGCCAATGGTATGCCATCGTGATTAACTAAAAATCTAACATCATCTTGTTCTAATAAAGTCTTTTTGAAAGCACCAGGTTTAATTGTTTCATTGTATTGTCCACGACTATCAAAAACACCATAAGGTTTATTAAATACTGAAGCGTAACCTGTAAATAATAAAACGTCTGTATTATCTTCGCTTCTTTGCTCTACTGCACTAAATGTAAAACTTCTATTTTCA